TATCTAATCAGCAGCGATGAACTTGTGGCTAACAACGAACAGGTATGTAGGGACATCAGCAATCTATACGCTGAATGTTCTAATATGTACCAGCACCTTCTAAGCTGTGGTGTGTGCCCCGAGCAGGCACGTATGGTTCTCCCGCAGTCCACCTATACGGAGTTCTACGAGACTGGCTCTCTGGCGGGCTATGCTCGTCTGGTCCGTCTGCGTAAAGACTCACACGCACAGAAAGAAATCCGGCAGTACGCAGCGGCAATATCTTCGTTTATGGAAATGTTGTTTCCGGTGTCTTGGGAGGCTTTAACTCGCACTGAGGTATCCACTAATGAATAGTGATGACGACATGATGTACGAAACGGACGATGAACAAGTGTTGTTCGTCGATCTTTTTGACTCGCGGGTTAACACGCTCCTGAACATCGCTGCGACCGCCGAGACTGTTAACGACAAGATCATGAAAGAAAAGTTACGAGCTGCGGCGCATTTGACACTGCAATCGCTGGTTCAAATGACAAGTCAGGGACTGGTGGTGGACTCAAGTCGGACAGGAGGTATGAAGGTTCAATGATGGCTAAATTCAAGAAGGTTCTAGTGGCGATCCTAGCGTCAATCATTGTGTTCTCTTGCGGTGCGACCGCACCGGCTTATGCAGGGATGCTATATGGCAACAAAGACAATCGCGCTGATTGACGGTGACGTTTACGCCTATGAGATCGCATCCGCGTCCGAGCGACCCATCAAATGGGATGACGATCTGTGGACGCTGCATGCCTGCGAGAAGGAAGCAAAGGAGGCTTTGGTCTCACGTATCCACTCCCTTGCTGAGACAGTAGGGGCTGACGAAATCATCGTGGCGCTGTCTGACCGAGAGAACTTCCGTAAGGAGATTCTTCCGTCCTACAAAGAGAACCGAGCGCACATTCGTCGTCCGATGATTCTCGGTGTCCTCAAAGAGTTCATTCAGGAGGAGTTCAACACGTTCATCCGCCCCGGCCTTGAGGGCGATGACGTTCTCGGAATTCTCTCTACGTGGAAGAAACTTAAGGGACGCAAGATCGTTATCACCGTCGATAAGGACTTCAACACGATTCCCGGCACGATCTACTACAGCAATTCCGGTGAGCTTGTCGAGGTTTCGGAACATGAAGCCAATCGAGCACACATGATGCAAACGCTCACCGGCGACCCCGCAGATGGGTACTACGGGTGTCCTTCGATTGGTCCAGTTACTGCCGCCAAGATTCTTGATGAGGTGCTTGATGAGGGTACGCCTTGGGCTGATCAAGAGCAACTATATCGAATGTATTGGGATGCAGTAGTGGAGACATACGCCAAGAAAGGACTGAGCGAAGAAGAAGCGCTGGTTCAGGCGCGTGTCGCACGAATCCTTAGAGCATCCGATTACGACTTTAAAGGAAAGAAGCCAATCCTATGGACTCCACCGACAAACTGACGGCAGAGGAATACATCGACCGTGTTTACGGTAGCGGTTACTCCTCAGCTAACTCTAAACAAATTGCAGGTACTCACTACAAAAGCAAGCAGATTCAACCTTGGGATTTTATCGCTGCGAATAACCTAGATTTCTTTCAAGGGAACATCATCAAATACGTAGTCCGATTCCGGGATAAGAACGGGAAGCAGGACTTGGAAAAAGCAAAACACTACCTAGAAAAACTGATTGAGATCGAATATGGAAACGAATAAAAACCTTCAAATGGACACCGGACTTTCTCTGAATGCCTACCAACAAGAAGCCTCTAAGTATGGTGTCTATGAGACGGATCATTATCCATTCTACGGACTCGCTGAGGAGGTAGGTGAACTTCTCGGTCTCGTGGCTAAGGCAGAGCGCGGCGACGACATGGTGAAGCGCTACGGTAGCTCTGAGGCTTTTCGGGATGCCATCATCAAAGAGCTTGGGGATATTCTTTGGCAGCTTCAAGAAATCTGCACGATCATTAAAGTGCCCCTTGAACATGTCGCAATAACTAACCTTGAAAAATTGCAAAACCGAAAATCCCGAGGTGTAATTAAGGGAGCAGGGGATGACCGATAAGTTTTCCCCTTCGACTCGTTCTCAGATTGTCACCCGTCGGACCTACAACCGCCCCTTGGACGACGCGGGCAAGACCTTTGAGACGTGGGAGGAAACTGTAGATCGAGTTATCCAACATCATGCGTGGCTTTGGGAACGTAGTCTTGGCCGTCCTCTGAAAGAGGAATGGGCGGAGCTTGAAGAGCTTAGGCAACTACTCCTAGATCGGAAACTGTGTGTCGCCGGTCGGACTCTCTGGCTTGGTGGTACTGAGATTGCTAAGACGCGAGAAGCCTCTCAGTTCAACTGTGCCTTTACTCATATCGAAACGGTGTATGACGTAGTGGACGCCTTTTGGCTTCTGCTACAAGGCTGTGGTGTTGGCTTCCGTCCCATCGTTGGACAACTCACCGGTTTTGTGAAACGGATTCCCGAAGTGGAAATCATCCGCTCCAAGATTACGCGTGAGGAGTTTGATAGGGGGGAGAGGGGAAGCGAACATAACTTTGAGGAGTTCGATGAATCCACTGGTACTTGGACGATTCGGGTAGGAGACTCAGCAGAAGCGTGGGCGAAATCTATCGGGAAACTTCTGGCTGGTAAGTATCCCGCTAAGAAGCTGGTGTTGGATTTCTCTAACCTACGCCCTGCCGGTATCCGGCTCCGGGGCTATGGATGGATCAGTTCGGGTGACACAAGCATCGCCCGCGCCTATGAGGCCATCGTTGAAATCCTGAACAAGCGTGCAGACGCATTGCTGACCCGGATCGATATTCTGGACATAATGAATTGGTTGGGCACCGTTTTGTCGTCCCGACGATCCGCTGAGATTGCGTTGTTGCCGTTTGGGGAAGATGAGTGGTACGAGTTTGCAACGGCGAAGAAAGAGTATTGGATTGATAACCCGCAACGTGCTCAATCGAATAACTCTCTTATCTTCAACAGCAAGCCCACCCGAGAACAACTTGAGCATGTCTTCCAGATAATGCTTGAGTCTGGTGGTTCAGAGCCGGGTTTCATTAACCGCGAAGCTGCCACTAAACGTGCCCCTTGGTTTAAGGGTGTGAACCCTTGTGCGGAAATCCTGCTCGGCAACAAAGCGTTCTGCAACCTTGTCGATGTGGACGTAGGGAAGTTCAAGGGTGACTCTGCCGGTCTCAAACGGGCTGTGGAGTTGGCCGCACGTGCCTGCTACCGTCAGACGTGTGTGGACCTGCGCGATGGAATCCTTCAGGAAGCATGGCACCTGAACAACGCATTCCTGCGCCTGTGTGGTGTGGGTCTTACTGGGATTGTTCGTCGCCCTGATCTATCCACCTACGAATACAAGGAACTGGAACGGGCGGCTACGGCTGCGGCTTACGCCATGGCTGACAGTCTCGGTCTTCCGCGCCCCAAGAACGTCACCACGATCAAACCGTCCGGCACCGTAAGCAAGGTGATGGACACCACTGAGGGAATGCACAAGCCGCTTGGCCGATACATCTTCAACAACATCATGTTCTCCAAACATGACCCGTTGGTGTCCGAACTGCGGCGCTGCGGATACAACATCTTCGACCACCCGACAGACCCAGAATCGGTACTCGCAACGATCCCGATTGAATGGTCGGACGTACCGTTCGACAAGGTTGAGAAGAACGGCGCGGTTCTTGAGGTCAACTTAGAAAGTGCCGTCGATCAGCTTGAGCGGTACAAGATGTTGATGCAAGCGTGGTGTCATCAGAACGTCTCTTGTACGATTTCGTATGACCCGTCTGAGATTCCCGCCATTGTGGACTGGTTGTTGGAGAACTGGGACCACTACGTTGGTGTGAGCTTCCTACTCCGTGCTGATCCTACGAAGACTGCGAAGGACTTGGGTTATCCCTACCTTCCGCAAGAGGTAGTCACCGAAGAAGTCTTCAAGGATTACGTTGCAAAACTTAAGCCGATCAACATCGACAGAGGAAACTCATTGGAAGAACTCCAAGAAGAGGGGTGTGCTGGCGGCGCTTGTCCGATCCGGTAACTGAGGTAGTCCCCGCGTGCTCGTCATGCGGGGACTATAACTATCCACTAATCAATACGTTGCAGTTATGGAGGGTTAATTTTTGAATCCCGATTCTTTTCCACGCATTTCTAAGGAACTGATGGAGGCTCTACACGCGCTGTTTCCAGAGCGGACTCCGGAGCTTTCATGGACAGACCGAGAGATATGGGTACGTGTAGGGGAGCGTCGTGTGGTTCGGACCCTACAACGTATCTACGACGAACAGAACCGCAACATTTTGGAGAACAAGCTGCATGTGCATGAGTAGGCCAAAGATTAAGGCTCAGACCCCTGCCGCACCGCCGCCTCCGCCCGAGAAGACTGCCGAGGAATTGGCAATGGCAGAGGAGGAACGCCGCCGTGTGGCAGCGGCCCGCTCGGGTATCAACCGATTGAAGATCAATCTTAAGAGGTAAGCATAGTGTGTAAATCGAAACCGAAAGTTAAATCTGCACCGCCGCCCGCAGCACCCCCTGTAACCACCACACCGAAGACCGCTGAGGCTGTGGAAGGTTTGGCCGAGGATCAGGGCGAGAACGTCAATCGTCGTCGTAAGCGTGCAGGTGACCGTTCGTCGCTTCGTATCGATGTGAACGTTGTTGGTCTAGGCGGCCAAGGATTGAATATTCCCCGGTAGGAGGTAAAAGCCTGTGAAGAACACTGCGGGTGCACGCTACCGACAACTTGAAGGAAAGCGTGATCCCTTTCTTCGTCGGGCACGTGATGCAGCGAAGTTAACCATTCCATCACTACTGCCGCCTGACAATCATACGGGAGCATCAAAACTCCCGACACCATTTCAAGGTTTGGGTGCCCGAGGGGTAAACAACCTAGCGTCCAAACTTCTCTTAGCTCTACTCCCGCCCAACAGTCCTTTCTTCCGACTGACCATCGATGACTACACCCTTGAGCAAATGACTCAACGGGAGGGTATGCGGGCGGAGGTAGAGGAAGCACTTGGAAAAGTTGAGCGTGCCATCCAGAACGAAATAGAGGCTTCTACCGTTCGGATTACCGCCGCTGAGGTTCTCAAGCACCTTCTCGTCGCAGGGAACGCTCTACTGTATGTGCCCTTCGAAGGCGGGGCAAAGATGTTCCGTCTGGATCGCTATGTAGTCGAGCGTGATCCGATGGGTAACGTACTGGACATTATCGTTAAGGAATCCGTAAGTCCCAAGATGTTGCCGGAAGAAATGCAACAGATGGTGGAGCAGGGAGACCTTAACAGCGACAAGACCGTCGATATTTACACCCGCATTCGTAGGGTTGACAACAAGTGGCATGTCCACCAAGAGGTAAAAGACGAGATCGTTCCTGAGTCTCAAGGCACCTATCCGCTGGACAGGTGTCCTTGGATTCCCCTGCGGTTTACCAAGATCGACGGCGAAGACTACGGACGCGGTTACGTAGAGGAATACTACGGCGACCTGCGTTCCCTTGAGAGTCTGACCCAAGCGATCGTTGAGGGTTCCGCCGCCGCAGCAAAGGTGCTGTTCTTGGTTAACCCCAACGGCGTTACGTCCGAACGTGCCCTTAGTGAATCCCCTAACGGTGCTGTACGGACGGGGATGGCGGAAGATGTGACGGTTGTTCAAGTCGAGAAGTACGCTGACTTCCGTATTGCTTATGAAGTCATCGAAGCAATCTCTACACGTCTCTCTTATGCCTTCCTCCTGAACTCTGCTGTTCAGCGTACAGGCGAGCGTGTTACCGCCGAAGAAATTCGGTACATGGCGAACGAGCTAGAGGATGCGCTTGGTGGTGTGTATTCGATTCTGAGTCTGGAATTTCAGATGCCGCTTGTGAAGGCTCTGATGCACCGTCTTGAGAAACAGAAGCGTATCCCGACGCTGCCGAAAGGAACCGTCCGCCCGACCATTATTACTGGATTGGAAGCGTTGGGTCGAGGTCACGACCTGAACAAGTTGGACATTTTCCTACAGGGAGTGATGAACACGTTTGGTCATGAAGTGGTCGCGCAGTACGTAAACGTCAGTGACTACCTAACTCGCCGCGCCACTGCGCTTGGTATCGACAGTAAAGGACTGGTGAAGTCTGAAGAAGAAGTCCAAGCTGAACTCCAAGCGCAGCAAGAGGCTGCAATGGGTCAAGTGATGTTGGAGGGCGGCATGGGTATGGCACAGGAAATGATGAAAGGAGCAATGAGAGCACAATGATTGAGCAGGACAAGAATAACGAAAGGGCGATCCCCGAGGTGAAGAAGAAAGACACCAACGAAGGTAAGGTCGATAAGGCGCCCACTAAGGCTGCCGACAACAAGACGGTTGGCAAAGTTCGTAAGGTGAACGGTCTAACCGTTACCTACCGATAAGAGGAGGACTTATGACTACTATCGTTTCTCCTCAGGTCGATACTTCGGGTAACGCTCCTGAAGGCCACGATCAGGCAATGATCGATAAGGTGGACGAGCTTGAACAACACCTTCAAGATTTGCAGGAGCAGGACAAACCTCCTAAGCGAAAGATCGCCGGTAAGTACGACTCTTACGAAGAACTTGAGCGTGCCTACATAGAGCTTGAAAAGAAACTCGGTAGCCGTAGCCAAGAGAAGAAACAAGAGCCGAACGCTGATAAAAACATTGACGAAGCCGAAGCACTCAAGCGAGTGGAGGAGGCGGGCGTTGATGTTGACGCGATGACGCAGTACTACTGGCAGAACGGCGAACTCTCCGAGGAGCACTACCAGACGCTTGAGAAGATCGGTATTCGGCGTGAGATTGTCGATGCTTATATCGAAGGTCTTGAGGCGAAGTATCAAGCAGACCTGAACAACATTATCAGTAAGGTGGGCGGTGAGGAACAGTTTGCCGCTATGAAGGAGTGGGCGGCTGCCAACATGGACCCCGCTGAGATCGAACGGTTTAACCGAGCGGTCGCCAGTGAGGATATGACTGTCGTTGAGAACGCCGTCCTTGGCCTTGCCTTCCGCTATCAACAGGAAGCCGGTCGCGATCCGAAACTTATCGGGGGCGGTAACGCTGGTGAATCGGCCTTCCAGTCGGTGGCACAACTGGTGGAAGCCATGAAGGACCCGCGCTATGAGAAAGACCCTGCCTACCGTAAGCAGGTTGAGCAGCGTCTGGCCCGATCCAACATCATGTAAGGAATAGCCTATGGAATATGTAGTCGAGAATTGGGATGCCATTATTGCAGTCTTTGGTGCCCTGTTCGGTCTGCTGGTCGCCATTGCGAATCTCGTACCGAACCCGAAGGAAGGCTCTGCAATGTACAAGTTGCATAAATTTGTTGATGCCTTGAGCCTTCTGTTCAACAAGAAGAACAAGGAACCGAAGGTGGAGGGACCGAAGACCGAGAAGAAGCCTGATGAGCAGCCTTCTCAAAGCCCTTGATTCCTTCTTCAGAGCACTGCTGGAACTCCTAACCCTTATCCGTGAAGGACGGCTTCGTAAGGACGGAGAACGAGCGGTGCGCCTAGAGGCACTTGAGAAGGCAAGGGAACAACAACGAGTCGCCTATGAGATTGATGATCGGGTTTATCACGGTGAGCTTACTGACGCTGACATTGAACGGCTGCGGAAGTATGAACGTGACGAACCCTAGCGATGAGTGTGTCTGGACTAAGCCTATCTCTTGGCACTCAACAGACACCGAAAGAACAAAACAAGAAATCCATTCCCATAACCTGAAATGGGAATACTTCTGCAACAACTGATAGGTTGCAGTTATGGAGGATATTTCCTCCTTTCTCTCCTGTGGTTGTACCTACGGTTAGTCCCCGAGGTTTTCTTGGGGACTAACTACTCTTTCAGTGGATGAAAGAGTAGAAGCACAGTCGCACTGGCAGCAAGGCCGGTGACTGAAACCATAGTCAATTCACTAGCAGTACCAAAGCCCCTGCGGGGACACCTTTGAGACACGTGCGGTGAATGGCTGATGGAACGTTTTTACAACTTCTATTCACCCATTCATTGAAGGATAGCTAAATTGTCTAATGCAATTGTATCGCGTCTCGGTCAGGTGAACGGTGCCGGGGCTGTAGATGAACTGTTTCTTAAGGTCTTCGCTGGTGAAGTTCTGACGAGCTTCGAGAAGACCAACGTGATGATGGACAAGCACCAAGTGCGGACCATCACTAGTGGTAAGTCGGCCCAGTTTCCCGTGATGGGTCGGGGCAATGCGTACTACCACACTCCGGGCGAGTTCATTCCTGGCGGTAAGATCAAGCACGCCGAGCGTGTAATCACGATTGACGAGCTTTTGATCGCTCCGGCGTTTATCGCAAACATTGACGAAGCGAAGAACCACTACGACGTTCGTTCGGTTTACTCCAAGGAACTCGGTGCGAAGCTGGCTAACACGATGGACAAACACATCCTGCAAACGGGTGTGCAAGCCGCTCGTTCGCCGAAGACCATCGATGACCCGGACCAGTACGGCGGTTCGACCATCACTCTTGATTCGGCTAGTGATGCTGTCAATGGCGATGCTCTGGCTGAAGCCATGTTCGCCGCCGCGCAAATCTTCGCTGAGAAAGACGTGCCGGACGATCAGCGTTACTTCTTCGTCCGTCCTGAGCAGTTCTATGCGCTGGCCCGTTCCACCAAAGTCCTGAACCGGGATTGGGGTGGTGAAGGCTCCTACGCGGCGGGTAACGTTATCCGTGTCGCGGGTATGACCATTGTGATGACCAATAACCTTCCGGGTAGTGTCGTCGAGCCGGGTACCCTTGAAGCTGGCACGAATAACAAGTACGCAGGCGACTACTCCAAAGTGGTCGCTCTTGCGATGCACCCGAGCGCTGTAGGCACCGTCAAACTTATGGACCTTTCGATGGAAGGTGAGTATCAGATTAACCGTCAAGGCTATCTGATGGTCGCCAAGTACGCTGTGGGTCATGGTGTTCTTCGCCCCGAAGCTGCCATCGAGGTTGTTATTCCCTAACGGCGCATAATCCGTAACGGGACATCGTTTCTAATTTCCAAAGGGATCATGGAGGTTTCCTCCGTGGTCCCTTTTTTTTCGACTTTTAGGATTTAGATGCTGACGCCTACTACCGAACTAGAAGCGATCAACACGATGTTGACCACTATCGGGGAGTCACCTGTCAACACGGTGGAGGATAGTGGACTTCTTGACGTTGTTATCGCTCGTCAAATTCTTCATACAACGTCCCGTGAAGTGCAAGCAAGGGGCTGGCATTTCAATACCGAAAAGAACTTTCCGCTTCAACCGACCGTCGATGGGACCATTGTTCTCCCCGCTACTGTCCTCCGTGTGGATACGGTTGGGGAATACAGTGACATTGATGTAGTGGTGCGTGGCAACCGCCTGTACGACCGGCGTAACCACACGTACACGTTCAAGAAGCCGTTGAACGTGGATATGGTGGTGCTCCTTCCTTTCGAGCAACTGCCGGAAGCGGCGCGTATTTATATCACGATCCGTGCTTCACGAATCTTCCAAGAGCGGGTTGTAGGCTCCGAAACCCTGTCTGCATTCTCACAGCAGGACGAAATCAGAGCGCTTGCAGCACTTCGGGATATGGATACAGAAACAGCAGACTACAACGTTCTTAAGGACAACTATGCAGTAGCGCGAGTGTTGCACCGATGATTATTTCTACTACGATTCCAAACCTGATCAACGGTATTAGCCAGCAACCCCCGGCACTACGCCTAGCGTCACAAGCAAACGAGCAAGTCAACGGATACTCGTCGGTTGTCGATGGTCTCCGTAAACGGCCCGGTACGCGGCACATCAAACGTCTTCCCATTGAAATCGACGGTCCGGCTTATCTCCACACGATCAACCGTGACGGGGATGAGAAGTATCTAGTCGTGATCACTCAGGGAAGTATCCGTGTATTCGACCTTGAGGGAAACGAAAAGACAGTAACGTATCCTCACGGTAATGGTTATCTACAAACGATGAATCCCCTTGAGGATTTCCGTTGTGTGACCGTTGCGGACTATACCTTCGTACTCAACACGAAAATCGTCACCCAACACAAACCGGACGTTACTCCGGTACGGAACCCTGAGTGTCTTATTTGGGTGAAGCAGGGGGCGTATGGTGGTAACTACTCGGTGACTATCGATGGTGTTACAGCGACATATACCGTACCCGATGGGAGTCAACCGTCTCACTCTACCCAAGTAACTACAGACCATATCTGTACGCAACTTTTCAACACTCTCAATGCAAACCTAACGGGGCCGTGGAGCATTACTCGTAACGGTTCTTTGATTCACGTAGTACGTACAGACGGTCAACCTTTCAGCTTCAGTTCCAATGACTCCCTTGGAGACAACGGTATTGAAGTGATTGGTAAACGTATCCAGCGGTTCTCGTCGTTGCCTGCGCGTGCTGTTGACGGTTACGTGGTGGAGATTACCGGGGACCAAACTTCGAGCTTCGATAACTACTACGTTCGTTATGATGTTACCGACACGGCGACTAACGGAGGCGTATGGCGGGAAACGCGTAAGGGTGGTGAGGTCTATAAGTTAGACCCATCCACTATGCCTCACGCTCTGATTCGTCAGGCTGATGGAACGTTTACGTTTGAGCAGATCGACTATGCGGATCGGGAAGTAGGTGACTTAGAAAGTACACCTATGCCGTCCTTTGTCGGTCGGCGTATCTCGGACGTGTTCTTCCATCGAAACCGTTTAGGTTTCATCTCGGACGAGAACGTAATCTTCTCGCGGGCGGGAGACTTCTTCAACTTCTTCCCAGCAACCGCCACAGCGGTGTTGGATGACGATCCGATTGATGTTGGCGTATCGCACGTAAAGGTATCGCTGCTGCGACATGCGGTGCCTTTCGCTGAAACCCTGCTGCTGTTCTCTGACCAAACTCAGTTCCAGTTGGGTAAGACGGACATTCTGACGCCAGCAAAGATCAGTATCGATCAGATCACTGAGTACGAAGCGTCTCTTAAGGCGAAGCCTGTTGGTGTTGGACGACACATTTACTTCACGGTGAACCGAGGGAAGTACACAAGCCTGAAGGAATACTACGTTGACTCCGACACAGAGACACTAGGCGCCAACGAAATTACTGGTCACGTACCACAATACGTTCCCGGCAATGTTTACAAGATTGCCGCTAGTGGTACTGAAGATTGCCTTTGCGTTCTCACTGAGGACGCACGGAATAAGGTGTACGTGTACAAGTTCTATTGGGCGGATAACGAGAAGATGCAGTCGTCTTGGTCCCATTGGGAGTTCCCGGAGGACGCGCAGATTCTCAACGCGGATTTCATTGAGTCAACCTTGTACTTGGTCATTCGCCGTCCTGATGGAATCCATTTGGAGTATATGGACCTTGAGCCGGGCAAGACCGAACCTAACTGGAATATTGCCGTACATCTAGACCAGATGGTTAACGAGAGCAAAGTAGAAAGCATTGCTCTCATCGACGGTAAGACTTACATCACCCTACCGTATCAACTTAGCAGCACCGATGTTGACTCTGTTCAATTGGTAACGGCTCCTGGTGGTCCGCGTGCCCCCGGAGTGATAGCCGACATCGAGGAGATTCAACAGGTAGGTACTCGGTCTGTTCTGGTGCTTAACGGGGATTGGACAGATCAACCGTTCTACATCGGCACCCCTTACGTGTTCCGCTATGAATTCTCTACGTTAGCCATTCGTGAGGATTCCCCGGGCGGTGGACAGAACGTAGTCGGTGAAGGGCGTCTTCAGTTGCGGCGTATGACTATCCTGTACGACAAGTCAGGGTTCTTCCGAGTAGAGGTAACACCGCGAAACCGCGACACGTACAAGTATCTCTTTACCGGACGGGTTCTTGGTGATGCCAATAACGTACTCGGTGAGGTTGCTTTAGGTCGGGGGAGGTTCTCGTTCCCCCTGATTGGACACAACGAATCCCTTACCGTCGCTCTTGTTAACGATACCTACCTACCTTCGTACTTCCTAAGTGCGGAGTGGGAGGGCTTCTTCACTATCCGTTCGAGGAGATTGTAATGCTTATCGTCAGACCTGCGACTGTGTCTGACGTTGAATCATTAGCTCCACGACTCAGGGAAGCAGACCTTCTAGAGATTCGGGCGGCTGGTTCTGAGACCCCGCTTGAGGTTCTTATGGAAGGTCTGGAATCCCCTGATGGTTGTTGGGTGGCGGTAACGGAGGAGGATGATATTCCGCACGTAATCTTCGGTACTGCCCCATCGCCAGTTCCCTTCTTAGGGTTTGTCTGGATGATGGCTACTGATGAAGTCAGAACACATTGGTTTCAAATACTCCGAGAGACGAGACCATGGGTTGCACGTCTAGGAGAGAAATACGAAGCCCTAACGAACGTGGTTCACGCTAAGAACACACTTCACATCCGATGGATCAAATGGGCAGGGTTTACTTTCTTACGTGAACTAGAAATCAACGGGGAAAGTTTTTATGAGTTCGTGAAGTTATTTCCAAAAATGGAGGGAGATTAAATGTGTCTTCCAGCCGTAGCTGCGGCTCTTGCGATCGGCTCTGTATTGGCTGGTCATCAGGCTCAGCGCGTCCAAGCGTCGATGCAAACACAGATGCACAAGTTGAACCAAGCATCGGCGTTGCAGGACATGCAGCAGCAGTTTATTGACTTAGGTATTCGAGAACAGCAAGAGTATCAGTCCGCAGCGGAGCGGGCGCAAGAGCGTCGTCGTCAGGCTCTTGTAGAGGCAGGTAGTGCCCGTGCAGCTATCGGTGAGTCCGGTGCTGCGGGTTACACGATGGCGGCTCTGATGCGTGAAGTGCTAGGCCAAGGTGGACGTGATGTTTCCACCATTCAAACTAATCGGGATTGGGCAATTGCACAGTTGGGCCGAGAGCGTCAGGGTATCCGTTCCCAAGCGATCAGTCGTATGCACAGCACCGCTCCGGGAGTTGGACCTTCTCCCTTGGCTACTGCGCTTCAAATCGGCTCTGCGGGCCTTAATGCTTATTCGTATCACAAATTTCTACAGGGTAAGTAATGGCAAGTAATGTTGGCGGGTTGCGGCCCGTACAAACTGATCGAATCTTTTTAAAATGGGGACGAGATAATCGTCCTTTGATCAACCAGCGGGACAATCAACAACGTGAGCGTTTGAGTCCCGCAGCTTCCCCGGTGAGCACCTATCAAGCTCCACCGGCTTTGCCCCAAGACCGTCGCTTGGAACAACTAGCGGATGCTCTTTCGAGTTTGAACAGCTCTCTGCAGCAGTACGGTCTCAAGCGGCAAGAGGCTCTACTTAAAGAGCAGCAGATGAAACTGCCTGCCTATGTCGAGCAAATCAAGCGCGACTATGGGACAGGAAAGATCACCGCGGTTCAGGTAGGGGAAATCTTCCCCGAAACGGTGCCGACCATCCGTGCTCGTATTGCTCAAGCTCTAGGTGAGGAGTGGGGCAGGCAGCAGATGAAACGTATCGTTGATGAGGTTCTTACTAATGAGAACCTTCGTCTAGATACTGAAGCCCGACGAGAGTTCATCGAACGACGCCGCGCGGAACTATTTGCTGAAATAGGAGGAGGTAACGACTTCTACGAAGCGGGGGCTGTCTCTGCGTTCGAGAAAGAGCTGAACGCTCATGAACTTAACTGGCAGCGAGAGACGGCAGCCTATCACATAGACCTGATGGGTAAGCAATGGCAGCGTGAGGTTGTCGAACGACTTGCTGAGGGTGGTCCTGAAGCACTGTTGGAGTTAGATGAGGAGTGGAAACACACAGGCGGTTTAAACAACAAAACCCGTAACGCTCTGTTGGTCGATGCCGTAGCTCAAGTTGCATACGAACAAGACAAACCTGAGCTTCTTGATCAGATTCCGCAACGGTTCCTCAATAGTGAAACTAAGCTGACCATTGCTGATTACAAAACGAAGATCGAGAACTTCCGCTGGAATCAGTACAGCCGTCAGATGCAGATGCTGAACCATAGACGCGAGGAGTCCATCAGGGAAGCGAAGAAGGAAATCCTGCGTCGCCTCTATGAGGGCGAAGAACTAAACCCCGGAGAGTTCAGGGACATTCCAGAGGCGGAAGATTATCTTAACTCGGTAATCGGACGGCCTAGAGTAAACCCGCTTAAGAGTGCGGCTGCCGCTCAAGGGTTACGGACGGCGATTCTCCAAAGCGCGACTACGGGAAGAATCAAGGGAATCGAGTTGGATTCGGATAGGTTCAATGAAGGTCAAATAATCGACATGATTCTTGAAGACCGTGATTTGAACCATGAAGATGCTCTTAAGTTGATCAATGAGGTTCCCAAGTTGCTTGAAGGTATCTCACTTCTGCGAGATGAGGATGTACGTCAGCAACTGAATGATCGTCTTCGTCCTCACCTTGATCAACTTAATGCGTCTCTACCGAGTGTCCTTGAACGTGCCTTGGGTGGTCGGAGTCTTCACGGGGTTGCAATTCAATTCTTCCAGAATGAGCTTCGGCGGTCTTTCAATGCTTACTATGAGACAGAAAATGATTGGCCGCGAGGTTTCAAACGTCTGGAATTGATTGAGCAAGCCATACAAAAGACTGAAGACCTTATCTACAAGATGCAACAGCCTGAGTACCTTAATCAGCGGGCGGGGGGACAAGAGGCGAGTTCAGGGAATAAACCGAACCGGCGACGTACTGCGAATACTAGTGAGCAATGAGTGACACACAAAAATTTCAAACCGTTTTCGCCAATCTGAAGATGGCCGAAAGTGGCAACCAACACACGGATCAATATGGAAACCTGATCCGCTCGAAAGCAGGTGCTGAAGGTATCACTCAATTGATGCCCGCTACGGCCTCCAATCCGGGTTTTGGTGTTGAGCCTGCTAAGGACAAATCTCAGGCTGAGTACGAGCGTGTTGGCCGCGAGCTTCTACAAGCGTTCGTAAAACGCTACGACGGCGACTATGAGAAAGCCTTAGCGGCCTACAACGCTGGACCGGGTAACGTAGATAAAGCTATTAAACGAGCCGAGGAAGAAGGTGGTAATTGGAAAGACTACCTTCCGAAGCCCGAGGAGACGCTTCCGTACATCGAGAAGATTCTTGGTGGGTCTGAGACGAAACCTGAAGTGATCGAAGGTTCAGTAGAGGGGGCCAAAGGTGTGGAGGAGGATATGCCTCCTCCCTTCGGTCCCATCCGAACCAACATTAAGTGGCAGTCTCTTAAGGAAGACCCTAGCTGGCTGGATGCCTCAGAGTTGATCTATCGGTTCTACTACGGTAAGCCGTTTGAGGGTACCGATGAAGAACTGGCTGAGTGGGGGCTTCAGTTCATGGCCGACATGGATTGGAGCTTGGTAACGCTCGGTAAGGTGTCGAACAAGCTTGGCGATCTGACGGACCTTGAAACCAAGATGGCCCTTAGCTACATGATGGACACCTTCGATAACGTGGACCTGTCCGCTGGTGGTGTCTGGCGTGGCGTTAAGGCTTTCGCTACCGATCCGTTCAACTTTGTTGGTCTTGGCACCTTTGGTATTGGAACTGTTGGTAAAGCGGTAGCACAGCAGGGAGCTAAACTAACCTTCCGGCAGGCTCTTAAGCAATCCCTAGGTCGGTCTGGTGTAATCGCCGGGATTGACGGAATGTTGTTCACCGGTATAGAAACACGTACCCGACAGAACATCGACGTTGAGCTTGGTCGTCGGGAAGACTTCGACAATCTTGAGTTGGCCGGTAAGACGCTCCTTGGCGGCGCCGTTGCTGGCACGGTCGGTACGGCTATCGACATGGCCGCTTCCAAGATCGCCCGTATGGTCGCCAGTCGGCGGCGTGTTTCGCAGTCTGCGGCTGATGGGGTTGATGTTAATCTTGGTGCATCGGCTTCAGGCAAAGGCTCTACAGGATCAGCTAAGGCCGGTGGTGAAGTGGTCGAGGTGCCTAAGGAAACTCCGGTGCCTAAGAAGCTGAAGGGTAGGAGACCTGAGGATGATGTGATCGTCGGCCCCGATACGCACACAAAACAGACTCTAAAGGACGGCGGTTTCGACCTACCGGACCTTAAGACCGGCCTTCGCGCTACTCCTCAGAACCTTAAAGAAGCGTTAGACCTGGCTAGAAACTTGGCCCGGCAGATCGCCGACATGGATATTCATGATGTTGGTGGTGTTGTTGAGGCGCTTCGTCGCTCCGAAATGACGATGGAGGAGCACCGACAGTTGGCCTTGAGCGTCCAGATGGCTACAGATCGCTTGAAAGTCGAGCGGGCGTATCTAATGGACGCCTTGATGAATCCTCAAAAGGACGACCGAAAGTTACTCGGTAGGGGTTCCATTCGTGATCTTCAGGCCCGCCTACATGAAATTGAACAAATCATCATGCCCATCGAAATGATGGATGAAGCGTTCAGTTCCATGTACGGCTCTGCGTTGCAGCAGCGTCGCCAAGGCTTGACGGACCTTCGTGGTATCTCGCCTGAGACCATCCGGCAACAGTACCCGGACCTTACGAAAGAGCAGGCGGACAAGCTGTACATCGATACTGTCCTTCGTGTAGGTCGAGAGAAGCAAGCAAGGGATATCCGAAACAGTTACGCACAGGACATTCAAGCGGCTCATGAGAGAGGCGATTGGGACACGGTAGTGCGCCTTTTGGCGGATCGGGAGCGGGCGATTGACGACCTATTCGCTGATCTTACCGGTAGTATTTCCGGTCTTGAGAAGTATGCGAGAGTCACCAAAGCAACCTTGTCGGACAAGGCCAACGAGCTTGCGATTTCTAACGTCTTCTCGACTCTGACGTTGGCCGTCAACTTGGTTCCTTCGGCAATCAAGATGGTTGTCCAGCCGTTCATCCATGCCATCACTACGAACCCCCTTGAGCGGGCAACGCGGATTGAAATGGCAGGGAACTACGCGGCCATGTTGTCGGGTATGCGTGGTGCTATTGAAGCGGCGAAGGTTGCTTTCCGGTATGAGCAGGCTCTACTGACCCGAGACAATCAACGGTTTCTTGAAAGTGGTCTTGCATTGGAAGGTCGATGGGCTGGTGTTGTTCGTACTATCCCGCGACTGATGAACGCTACTGACGAGTTCCTTTCGCGTCTTGCCTATGAAGGCTACGTTGGGGGACGGGCGGCTGCTGAGGCTTACGTTGAGGGTATCAGCCGAGGAATGACTACAAGGAGAGCTACTCGGTTCGCCAAGCATATGGCCGAGAAGGCTATCAAGAATGCGTACAAGCAACACGACATTGACGCTCAACTGGTACCGATCGTTAACAAGGCGGTTAACCGAGGGCTGAAAGGTAAGGAGCTTGACGAGTGGGTTATCAAAGAGGCTCGAAAGAATCTCAAACACATCAAGTTCGGCACTGACAAAGAGGCACTTGATTATGTGCGAGACGTTCTCTACAAGAGAAGACCGTCTGGTCAAGGCCTAGCAAGCCAAGCTGTCCGATGGATGGAGGACGGGTTGAACCGTATGCCTGCTCTTAAGTGGGCGACTGGACAACTATTCTTCCGTACTCCGATCCGGGTGATGGAAGAAGGTCTTCGGCTGACTCCCGGTGTTCAGTTCTTTATGCCCCACTTCCTGTCTGATCTGGCCGGTAAGAACGGGTTACGACGACAGGCGAAGGCTCAGGGTGAGGCTCTGTTGAGCCTTGCCTTTGGTGCAGCGGTGGTCCTTGCGTATGCCAAGGGTGACATTCAAGGTGCTGGTGTGTACGACTACCGTCAGCGACGGCTCCGTCAGGACTCCGACTTGGCCGATCCTTACACCATACGAATGGAGGACGGTTCTACATGGTCGTATCGTATATTTGATCCCATCGCTACCCCGATGAAGATCATGGTGACGGCCTTGGAGTATCACGACCACCTTCGTATCCGGGAAGCCCAAGGCGAGTTCATTGATAAG